CACCCCCTTGTATCTTCGCAATGATTTGCCCCAAATCAGGCGCTTCCCACGGCGCAAGCTGGCCAGAGCGATCCTTGGCCAGCCAAAGCCCGTCGCTGTCGCACATCAGCGCCCGCTGCGGCACGCCATCTGCGTCCCGCTCCACACGCAGCGCCAGAACTTCATCGAAAAAGTAGGGCAAAGCTTGGCCGGTCTTGTTGCCGGGCATGCTAGGGCTGTACAGCATGCGGCCCATCTCATCGGCCTGCTTCTCAAGCTTGGCCGTCATGTAAACGTGTTTGCCGGGCAGATCGCGGAAAGCGCGGATCACTTCGGTCATCGTGTCCTGCATGGCGCCATAGGCTTGGCGCGGGTCTTTGGCCACACGCTTTTCGGCATTCAGCACGACTTCAGCGATCTCGCTGATCGAGTCGATGGCCACGGACTGGAAGTCTTGATCCGATTGCAGCCATGCCAAGGCCTCCCTGAGATCATTCATGTTGCCGATCTCAAGGTAGGGCAGGTCAGCGCCAGCCACTGACAGCAACCCGCCCTCGGCTGACAATGTAACGGGGTTTGGCAGGGTGGGGATGAGCGACGTCTTGCCAGCGCCAGCCTGTCCGTAAACAAGCAGTTTCACGCCATCACGGGCAATCGCGCCCGTGCGTTTGAGGGTAATAGCCATGGTGTTTGGTCTTTCGTTTGCCCCTTCGGCCAATCCGGTCGGGCAAAGCGACCTTGCGTGTGTTGACCAATTATGTCAACAGCAATGCGCAAAAAAATTATCAGGAGCGATTACATGCAGACCATTGAAGCCATCCGAAAACAGCTACAGGATCGAAACCTGCGGGCTGTGAGCCGGTTGACGGGGGTTGGATATGCCACAATCCTGCGTCTGATGCGCGGCGCGACGCCGTCTTACGCCGTGGTGAAGAAGCTGAGCGACTATTTGGGGGAGGGTAAGTGACCCGCGTTCAAACAGAGATTATCGGCGATGCGACCCTGATTTTGGGGGATTGCCGCGAAGTGCTGCCGACGCTTCCAAAGGTGGACGCCGTGGTGACGGACCCGCCTTATGGGGTCGGCTTTAAATATGCGACGCACGATGACCGGCCAGAGGCTTATGAGGGCGGGTACGGCGCATGGCTGTGGGAGCGCGTAAAAGCGGCGGAAGCGTTGTGCAATTCCGGCAGCCCAGTGTTTGTGTGGCAAGCGGCTTTAAACCTGCGCGCCATGATGGGTTGGTTTCCGCGCGAATGGCGCTTGTTTGTCGCGGCTAAAAACTTTGTGCAGATGCGCCCAACACCGATGCAGCACGCCTTTGATGCTGTCGCAGTGTGGTGGACGCCGGGCGAGAAACCGTGGGCCGCGGGAACGGCAAACAGAGACTTTCATATTGCTAACACAGCGCCTGTGATTGCGTCGCCAAATAATATTGAGCGCGGGCATCCGTGTCCGCGCCCGCTTGATCAGCTTTTGCACATTGTTGAGCAATGGGTGAGACCGGCAGGAACGACGCTTGACCCCTTTATGGGCTCTGGCACGACGGGTGTTGCCTGCATCAAGCTAGGCCGAAAGTTCATCGGCATCGAGATCGAGCCCAAGTATTTCGACATCGCCTGCAGGCGCATTGAAGAGGCTTGGAAGCAGCCCCGGCTGTTTGAGGAGCCGAAGCCAAAAACTGAACAAGCTGCATTTAATTGGGGGGACAGAGTTGACTGACCTGACGCATATCCTAGGCGGCCCATGGAGCCCGCCGAAGCCCGCGCCGATTGACGATCAGATCCGCACCGCCATGCAAAACGCAGGCGTGACACCGCCTAGCTCCATTGTCATTGACGGCACGCTGCACCGCTACCAGACCGGCAGCAAGGGCCAAGCCGGGCATGATAAAGCAGGCTGGTATGTGTTCTTTCCCGATGGCGTGTGCGCGGGGATGTTTGGGGACTGGCGCACTGGCGTGACGCAGACGTTCAGGGCTGAGGTGGGGCGAGAGCTGACGGCCCAGGAGCAGATGGCCATTACCCGCAGGCAGGCTGAGGCCCGCGCTGCTCGCGACGCTAGGGCCGCCCAGGCCGCCGAGACGGTCGAAGCCATATGGTCCCAAGCCGGGGCGGCGAGCGATGACCATCCCTATCTCGCGCGCAAGCGGGTTAAGGCCCATGGCCTTCGCATCACCGGCGACGGGCGGCTTATGGCTCCCCTTTACGATCACACGGGCGCGCTGTCGTCGCTGCAATATATCGATGCCGATGGCGGCAAGCTCTATCACGCAGGGGCGGCGACAGGCGGGCGGTATTGGGTTGTCGGAAGCTGTGAAGGCGATGTCGTTTACATTGCCGAGGGCTTCGCCACAGCAGCCACCATTCACGAAGTGACCGGCAAGCCCTGCGTGGTGGCGTATAGCGCCAGCAATCTGGTCCCCGTCACCGGCTCCATACGCGAGGCCCACCCGGACGCTGAGCTGGTCATCGTGGCGGACAATGACGCCAGCGGCGTTGGCCAGAAATACGCCGATCAAGCAGCAGCCAAGCACCGCGCCAAGGTTGTAGTCATTCCCATCCAAGGCGACGCCAATGACTACGTTGCTGGCGGGCATGACTTGCAGGCCCTGCTTAACCCGCCGATCGAGCAATGGCTTATCCCAGCCGATGAGTTTGCAGCCCAGCCCGCGCCGCTGCGATGGCTGGTTAAAGGCTGGATCCAGGCTGAAGCCCTGCACATGATCCATGGCCCTTCAGGCGGGGGCAAGACCTTCGCCGTACTCGATCTCATGCTGCACATGGCGGCTGGCCGCACCGAATGGAACGGCTGCAAGGTCAAGCCGGGGGCTGTGGTTTACCTCGCCGGTGAAGGACACCATGGCTTGCGAGGGCGCGTCGCCGCGTGGAAACAACACCACCAAGCCGACAGCTTGACAATGTGGTTAAGCCGGGAAGGGTGCGATCTCAACACCAAAGAGGGCTTGCAGCATGTGATCGATCACATTCGTGGATTGAACCACCAGCCTGATGTGATCGTGGTGGACACCCTGCATCGCTTCCTCAAGGGCGATGAGAACAGCGCCCAGGATGCCAAGACCATGCTCGACGCCTGCGCCCATCTCATGCGCGGCTTTGGGTGCGCGGTTATCCTCGTGCACCACACAGGAGTAAGTGAGGAAGCCCAGCACCGCGCCAGAGGATCGAGCGCTTGGAGGGGTGCCCTAGACATCGAGATCAGCGTGGTCCCCGGCGACAACGGGCGCCTGCGCCTTGTCCAGCGCAAGAGCAAAGACGCCGAGTTGAAGCCGCCCATGAATGGCAAGCTCGAAACCGTTACCCTCTTCGGATGGGTTGATGAGGATGGCGAAGCCGTCACCAGCGCGGTTCTCGTTGAAGCCCCGCCAGAGCCGAAAGAGGCCGCTCTTGCCGGGCACGGAGCCATCCATCACCACCAGAAACTGTTTTCCAGGGCTTGGGTGGAAGGCGGCAAGATTTTGCTTGGTGACGATCCATTCGTGGCAAGGGATGCCGTGGCCAGTTTGCTCCAAAATGATGGCTACAAGCCGGGGTCGGTCAAAAATATGCTCGCGCCAAGCAGCAAAGGGAAGCCCGTGCATGACCTGCTGAACGCTGAATGGATTAAAAAGGCGTCAGACGAGGGGGAAAATGGCGATGGCTGGATCATTATCGAGCCAGGGTGGAGGGCCTCACTTTTGGTCATTAGTGACTCACTAGTGACTCACCAGTGACTTTTGGGGAAAAAGTCATCGGTCATTTTCAGGTCATTTGTGAGTCATCGATGAGTGGTCAGGAGTGAGCACAATTTCACTCAGTCACTCACTCACTTTTCACTCACACCTTAGGGTGAGTGAAGTGAGTGACTTAGTGAAGTGCTCACTGAAGGTGACTCCGGTGACGCGGTGACGGTCGAAAGGGGGGTTAGATGGGTTGGTTAAGAAGTGGGGCTTGGAAGGGGTTGGTTAGCTAAGTTGGCTAAGTGGAGGGGCGTGGTTAACACAATGGTTAACGGCAAGGGTGGAGCGACATGAACGAAGATTACTGGAAAGTAAGGTGTGAGGAGCTGGAGGAGGAACTGCGCCAGGTCCGCGATGTGCTGCGAAGGGAAATTCATCCCGTCGTGTCGGCGATGGGAATGATTGCCCCGCAGACCCCCAGCGGGGCGGTTACGATGGTGGCGGCGCTGTACAAGGCTTACCCTCACGCCCTGTCGCGAGAGCGCCTGATGCTGGCGCGGCGGGCCTGCAAGGAGGACGTGGACGACAAAGTGATTGATGTCCAAATCTGCAAGGCCCGGCAAGGTTTGCGAAAGGCCGGGGCCGAAGGGCCGATCATCGTCAACGTCTATGCCGCTGGTTATCGAATGCACGCGGGGGCTTATGCGTGGTTGTCTGAGCGGCTGGTGGAAGTGAGGTTGACAGATCCGCGGTTGACAGACGCACGGTTGACAGACGCTACGAACCTTGCTTCTGTCCCCACAAAACACAGGGGCTGATCATGGGTAATCACTTGGACATGGCGCAACGCCAGATCGAAGACCGAGCAGAACTGAGCCGCGTGCGGGCAGAGCTGGCGATCCAGCGCAAGGCGCTCGCTAACCTGGAAGAGCGCGAGGTCGCCATCGTGGGGCGCATGGATGAGCGTTTGCTGGCCGTGGCGAGCTTGTTGGAGGCCGACAAAGCGATTGGGTTGG